TGGATAGCCCTCACTTCTATGGCTATGTTCCGTATCTGTTTGCATTTGCAGGGTTGGGAAAGGGAAGCCCGAAGGGGAAACCAGAAGAAAGAGCTATTGGCTTAATGGCGCTTATGTATTCCTCTGTTTACTCAGAGATTTTGGATAGAACTGCACTTGACATAACTAATCAATTTGCAGGAATTCCAACTCTAAGAAGCACGCCTGACCTCCCTGGGGATATTCAAATAACTCCAGGGTCAATCTTAAGACTTAATCCTAATATTCCTATTACGCCTCTCCTTCCCTCTAATGTTGGAGTAGGAAAGGGTATCTATGATAGTTTAGCAATAACTCGTAGCGATATTGAGGAAACTACGTATGGCTCTGTGCTATCAGGAATGAGCGTAAGTGGAGTGGAGAGTGGAGTTCACCAGCAGATGCTGGCTACGCAGTCTAGACGTCGCTATGCTACACTTCTTACAGACCTTGAGCGGATGTGGGCTATGATAGGCACAAGAGCTTTACAAGTTGTAGAGCGTTTGGTTCTAGAGCCAGTGAATGAATATCTTGAACCAAGAGATATTAAAGGACATTATGCTTGTCAGGTGAAGTTTAACTTGTCCGATGAAGCTTATCGCAGAGCGATGGTTACTGAAGCACGAAGTTTGCGAGGCATTCTTTCTGATAAAACAATTAGGGAAGCTAAGCTAAACATTCCTAACTCAGATGCTGAAGAAGCTCAGCTAATACTTGAGCAAATTCTCAGAAACCCAGCAGTTCTAAATGTTTTAGCTCAAAAAGCTTTAATGCAAAGCGAGAGAGAAACTGAAATGATACCTGGAGGCGGTGAAGCTGTAGAAGGCACACCGCCTGGTATGGGCGGACAGATGTTGAAAGGGTTAGCAGCTAAGATGGGGCAACCCGCTGGCGCGACAGCGCCGCGGACTACGGAAAGATATGGAGCTGCAAGCCCGATGGGCGGGCGAGTAGCAGTAGAAGGAGAGCTATGATTCCTGTCGAAGATTTAACTGCAATGGCAGCTAAGCGGATAACTGAGCTTAAGTTAAATTTAGTAGAAGCCTTTCCTAGCACTGAGAAAAAACAGCAGGATTATAAGGAAAGGAAGTTTAGGAGATTGATACAAGAGCTTCTAGAAAGGCATTATGGCTGAAGATAAACTTGAAGAAATCGCTCAACAGCAAGAGCTAAATCAAGACCTTTTAGACCAGGCACAAGATGAATTTTGGGAAGATGCTAAAGTTGTAGAACAAGAAATACCTGGCATTACTGAAGCTCAATTTGAGCCTTCTTACGATGCGATAGAGGAGAATTACAATCGTTTATCGGCTCAAATAAATATGGTTTTTGAAAACCAGGTTGCACAAGCTGATATGCTTTACCAGCAGGATTTACTTAATCCCGAAGTCTCTCTCACGGCTGACCAAATGTATAATGATAGAATAGAAGGAGCTTATCTTTGGAGAGACTATATGCTAGGTGAACTGGAGGAAGCTAGGCAAGAGGAATATGATATAGTAGAGAGAGGCAAGCAAACTTATACCGAAGCAAATCTGAATTATTTGGATACGCAAGTTGATGAATTCAACGCTGAGATTAAGAAGGAAGGCGAAAATGTAGATGAGTTTTACCAAGATTATGTGGGCAATGTTATCAAGCTAATTAAGAGCACGCCTATTCCTCCACCTGAAATATGGGATGTTGAACCTGAGATTAGACCGAAAGAATGGGATAAGCTGGAAGGCATTCCTGTAGAGCAGCGCACGTGGGCGCAGTATTTTTGCCAGCCTGAAACCACAGACATTCCGAAATTTCTTAAAACACATCCCTGGGTGCTAACTGGTGGACGTCCGCCTGCTGAAAGCGCAGTAGCAGATTTAGAGAATTTATATCCTACTCCTCCTTTGGAGATTTGGACTCCTCCAGAGGGTGAAGAAGAGCCTTCACATTGGAAGTATTTCAAAGATGTTCCTATAGAGGAGAGAGACTGGAACCAATACTGTAATCTACCTCCCGAAGTTGATGTTTGGACTTGGCTCAGGAACAACAGTTATATTCTAGAAGGAAGAGAGCCAACTGTGGAAGAAGTTATAAGCGGATTACCTCCAGTTCCGTATCTCTCTATCCAGGAGGAGACAGGCAAGACAACTTGGCCAGAAATTTTTAACCAGCCACCTGATACTGATATAAAAGCTTTCCTAACTGAAAACCCCGAAGCGCTTTCACATATCTATGTTGGCGCTAAAGCTGTGAATGAGTATGCTGAGAGTATTAAGAAGATGGGCTATAAAGAGGCTTTTATGCGCGGTGGCGGGCCATACGGTATGCTGCGTTTAGCTGGAGCGAAAGTGGGCGTCGGTATGGCTGAAACAGCTCCTATGAATTTAGGATATCTAGCCAATACTTTAGAAAGATATGTTTTTAATCCTGGTGCGTATGCGATGGTCAAATATATTGCTCCTACCATTTTACCTTATACTCCCATAACATTAAGCGAAACGGGTAAAGCTGTGGAGCCTTGGGGATTGCCTACAGGTGAGGAATATGGCGAATTCTTAGAGGCTTGGGAGGATGAACTTTGGTATGTTAAATTACTGACTGAGGTTTTAGAACCATGGTGGTGGATAGGTGGAGCAGAGCTTGCAAAGCTTGGCACTACTTTAGGTAGAATTCCACAAGCTGGTAGAGTAATAGAACCAGCATTCAAGGGTGCTGGTTCATTTGTAACAGCTACAACGGAAACTCCTATTAAGTTGGTTACTGAGAATATAGGAAAATTAGGATATAAAGGCGCTAAGGGAGTGATAGATAAGCTAGACAGAGCGAGCTTTGCTTCCATAGGCATAGATTTGGAAACATTAGCAAAGATTCCTGCTGAAGAATTAAAAAACATGAAACCTGCAGATTTACTTAAGTATAAACAGATTTCCTTGGGCGAGCCAGAAGTTGTTTTAACAGCAGTAAAGGGGCCAATAGGAAGGGCTTATAAAACAATAGCTAATGCTTTTCCAGAAAGCTGGCGCGCGCCGCTGCGCAAGCTTAATCCAACAGTATTTTATGAAGTGCCAACAGATGAGCTTTTTAGGCTGGATCAAAAAAGATGGGCGCAAGCTGTTGCTGATAATGCTGTGTTATATCATAATCGGGTAGAAGATAGCCTAGAAAGTATACTCAACGTTTTGTTGAGGACTCCTGATAGTGTGGGGGCGTCAGAAGCCAAAGCTGCGTTACATTGGAAAACTGATCTTAAGAAGCTATTTGGAAGTGATGAAAAAGGATTTTGCCCACACATTGAACGTCAGAAAGGATGGGAAGATGCTTCGTTAGCTATTAACGATATATTTGAGCATCCAGAGAGATACATATTGAATGAGCAGCAGAGTGAGTATATTAGGGCTTGTCATAATCTCTTAGACCTTTTTGTTGATTTAGCTTTGCGGTCAGGTGTTGATATCCACATGATAGATTTTGGCATTGCGGGGCATTATATGCCTAGAAAAGTTGAGGCTATGATGACAGGGACTACCAAAAGAACTGATGTAGCGCCTGGTGTTGGGCGATCCTGGGAGAAGCATAGAGTAGCTGAAACTCAAGCGGAGCTTATAAATGTAGGAGTGGTATACGCTATGCCAGACGAAGCCTTAAAAGATACTTGCCGCAGTATAGCAAGAGCAATAGCTGACAAAAAAATGGTTGGATACGTCGCTAAACATGGAAATACAGCAGAGAAGAAGGTTGCACTAATGTTCCGTGAGGAGCATGATGCAATGATGCAAGCTAATAGGCAAAATATACAGTTCAAAAATGTTACGGGACACTTGGAAGATGCATATGGCGGAAAGGTTTTGTCACCGCAAACTTTGGCAGCAATAAGCAGATTCGATCCTGATTTGGGATATGAGCTTAAGAATATAATGACTGCGCGTGCTGAAACTATTTTGCATACTGATATTACAGGCTTTGCTTCCCCTGAAGATGTTGTTCGTTTGGCTAGGGAAAAAGGTTATGTTACTACAGGGCCATCAGCTAAAGAGCTAAACGAGATGTATGTAAAGGCTGGGGCTGAAAACATGTCTAATGTTGATGCCTCAATACTGAGAGATGCTCTTGGGTTGAAAATGGACTATCTGGGAGAAAACATAGCTAACATGGCGCAAGACATTATGCTTTTAGAGGCTCGTATTAACGCGAATCCTGCTAAGCACTTGACTGAATTGATACCCAGAGCGGAGATGGCTGAAGGTGAGCTGAAATATATCACTAAAGGGCAGTATCGAAAGGTTTTTGGCCGCGAGCCTCGTCCTTCAAGCTTAACTCCTGATGGCAAACGTGTGCGGTGGGAATATGTTTTAGACGAACTAGCTGAAGATTTAAGGTATGGTGAAAGAGCAGTATATGAGGCAGCTTCAGCTGAGGATTTATTAAGGATAGATATACAACAAGCTTACAAAGACAAGTCAGAGCTTACAGCTTTACGTAGTAGTAAGAAAAGTGCAGAGCAGGAAATAGAACTTTGTAAGGGCTTGTCAGAAAAAGTTACTGGCTGGGCAACTGGCTACACTCCCTTGGTCTCTGCAGAAGGAAAGCTAAAGGTTAAATATAAGGGGGTGCAAGCAGAAGAGCAAACTACAAAGTTTTCGCCCGAGGAACTTAAAGCATTATTCAAAGGAGAGCCTGAGCCAGCCTTAGAATCAGCTATAAACAAAATGACCTCTGGAAAAGTGTTGCAAACTAAAGAGGTCAATAAAATAGCTAACTATTTTGGTTTTGAAGTGAAGCCTGCTCCTGAAAACATGAAAGGCTATAAAGTTATGTTCGAGGGGAAAAAGGGCACTCCTGTGGAAGGCGCAACATTTTATGCTAAAAATAATGCAGAAGCTGCTATGTATTTGAATGAGGTTGCTTCAAGAGTAAAATTTGCCGAAGAATTACCAGCTTTGAAATCTATTCGAGACAAAGAAGCAGTTGCGGGAATGATTGACAAAGTAAAGGGCGATTACAAAAAGTTTCAGGGGGAATACACTAAAACCAAGCGCAAGTATCAGAGAGCGAAAGAATTGACGCGCCAACCAAGCTTAGATGAGGCCAGAGTAACATATCCAGCATTTGGCAATGCAGTTTTTGATAAAGATTTGGCTCGTGCTTTAGATGCTAAGTTATTAGATAAAGGAATACCTGCGCTAAAAGGTTTGCAATCGCTTAATCAAGCCATGCGGATGTTCAAAGCAAGTATGGATCTCTCGGCACCTTTGATTCAGCTAAATGCTATTATGTTTAGGAATCCTGCTTTATGGGCAAAAGCAGAAGGTATGCAATTCAGGACAGCAATGAACCCAGGCTTTTATGATAGATATATAGTGAAGAATATGGATGAAGCTTTGCGAATGGCTTCTCACGGTGGATATGTTGGCTCATTTGAATATACAGAAGCTTTTGCGGGAGTTATGAATGCCCTGAAAGGAAAGAAGATAATTGGAAAACCTGGCACAACTTTTATGGAACAAACTTATGGGCGCTTCGATGCTGCGTTTGGTATTTGTGGAGATTATGCTAGGCTGGAGATGTGGAAGTCTATGGCTCCAATGATGGAAAGAGAGATGGGAGAGGAGGGACTTACAAGATTGGCTAGAGAATTAAATTTGATGACTGGTGTTACATCTTCAAAAGGGCTAGGTATTGGCGTAACACAGCAGCAAATTGAAAGTGCGTTTATCTTCTTTGCTCCCCGATATACTAGAGCGGGGTTTGAGCTTATTTCCGATCTATTTAAGGGTGGCTGGGAGAGCAAGGAAGCGATTAAATCATTGGGGAGCTTTCTGGCTGGAGGTGAAATGGCATACCAGGGTGCTGTAGCAGCATTAGGGCAAGAAGCTAACTTAGACCCCACAAAAGGAAATTTCAAATGTATAGAGGTGGCAGGTCAGTATCTTGGCATTGGTGGATTTTATAATGCTGCTGTTAGATTAGCAGCTGGCATCTATACTACTTTTGACGAAGGAGATTATGTGGATTTATTTTCTCCTGTGAAGACTAGAAATAAGGATGGTAAAGTTGTATTGAATCGTTGGGATAATCCCACCTTAAACTTTTTCTTCAATAGAACAGCGCCTCTTTCTTCAACAGCCTATCTAATGGGCCTAGAACAGAATGAGTTTTTTGGTGAGCCATTAGAGAGCTTGCCAGATTATATAAAGATGGGAGCTCAAACATTTGTGCCTATCTGGATAGAACAAACATTTTTAGAAAAAAGGAGGCCAGAAGGAGCACCAGCTACAATAGTATCGGCTCTCGGAGAACTTGCAGGTGCGAAAGTTTATAGTTTATCTCCTTATGAAAAAGAGCAGAGATTGCGTGAAGAGTATAGTCAGAGAGACTTTGGTAAAGCCTATAACGAGACAACGGGCAGCGAAAGAAAACAGCTCTACAACGCACATGAAGATTTGGAGGAGCTGAAAGAGAAAGCTAGAGTAGAAAGCTCGTATTTTGATGATAGCCTGAATTATTTATGGGATGAATGGAATGCTACGCAAGATGCAGCGCTTGAGGATACTATACATAGACTTGAGGCTGCGGAGAAGCGATATATAGAGGGGATGCGCGCTGGCGTGCGAAATACATGGCAGGTTGGGACTGCTTATAAAAACGAGGTGCGAGAAGCTATGCGCGGGAAGGCAGCAGCAAGAGAGGCTTTAGAGAATAATCCTCGCTATGCTCCGATATTGGAATGGTTTGAGCAGCCACCCGATAAGGATAAAGTTCCAACAGTTACACTAGCTGTGCGAGAATATGAGGATATGATGTATGGAAGTGAGGAACTAGAGAGGTTGTTTATAGATAATCCATCCATGGCTTATGATTATCAGGATGAGCTAGAGGAAAACTTTAGGGCTAAGTGGGGCGATGATATGTATAAAATGGTGAAACAGGAGATGGAAGCAACATTTCTGTTGATTGATTATCCTCCGCTTTACAGGGAATACCATAAAGCTAAGAATATTCTAAAACCTTATTGGAAGATTCCCGATAAGTATGAAGATATGATAGATGGAGCTTCCCTGGAAATGTCTAAAGCAATAAAAGCAAGCATCGAACAGGAGCAAGTGGAATGGCGTGTGAATCATCCAGAAGGTGATTATTATCTGCAGTTATTCTATGGCAAGAAGCCGCTTATTAGGAGCCCGCAGACTGCTGCGTTGCTAGATAAGGAAATAAAAGCTAAAATGATGATACGTGCTGCAGAGCAAGAAGTGAGGTTTGAGGATTTAATAGGATCACTTGTTTGACAGGCATGGTATAATATAGTTAGAGGAGAAATATGGATTACGAAGAATTCAGAAAACCTACTGCTGGAACTCCTTTAGAGGAGCTGGGAGAAGAAAGGGAGAGAGTGCCAAAACCGAGCAAGGCGCGCAAAGATTTAGAGGCTTTTATGGAGACAGAACCACGCGCTGCGTCGCGCGCTCCGCGCAACTATACCGAAGAGACAATCGAAGCAATGAGCGAAGGAGTAGCTGAAGTTTTGGATATTCCAGGAAGCAATGCTGGTAAGGAATATGCGGAGAGTATTGTTCGGGAAATGGTAGATATGGCGATGGAAGGTAGAGGTGAAAGGATAACTCCAAGAGTCCAGAGCAAGATGCATGCTGCAGAAGGCTCGGAAGAAAAGACTATAGAGCAATTAGCATCTGCTTTAGTAAACTTGGTGGAATGGCCTGGGTCGAGTGAAGATTATGATGTCGCCGAAACTATAGTGAAAAGGAGCCTGGAGGGAACCAGGAAATTTTAGAAGGAGGAATTAGAAAATAATGCCACAAGATATATCTGAAGAACTGCTTAGCCAGGACGAAGTGCCAGCCCAGGAAGCTGAGCCCGTAGCTGAGCAAGCTGATGAGACAGAAGAAACATGGCAACAGCGATATAAGTCGCTAGAGGGTATCTATAAGAAACAAAAGTCTGAATATGATGCTCTCAAAACCGTAGGCTCAGGTGACAATGAGTTAAAGGAACTTATTGCTCAGACTAATGCCTTAATAGCTCAACAGGGCGATGATATGAACGCTTTGATGGAACATTTTGCAATGCAAAGTCAAGTGCCCAGGGAACGTGAGAGTTACCTGGGGGAGGAGCGGGGGGAGGCCCCGCAGCAACCGCCGAGCCGATTAACCCAGCGGATAGCTGAGAGACGAGAAGATAGCGAATTAGCTAAGCTTTTCGCCGACATGGTTAGAGATGCTGGGTATTCGCCAGTAGACCCTCGTTTTAGAGAATGCTGGAAGGAAGCAAATCCGCTTCGTGCTGTTACTAAGAAGGTTGCTCAAATTGCGAAGGAAGAGACTAAGAAGGCAAAGGAAGATGCAGTATCCCAAGCTCAGGAAATTGCCAAAGATGAGCTGAAAAAGTATTTTAGCCGTAACCCTCAAGCTGTGAAGGTTGGCAAATCTGCTCCCTCCGCAGGAGGCGCAGGCTTTGATGATATTGAAGCTGCCTTTGCGGAAGGTCGAATAAGCAGGGATGCCTACAAGGAGGCGCGGGAGAGATACGAAATAGATTAAATAGGAGGAAAATATGGCTTTACAAACTGTTGGCACTGGTAATCTGGATAAAGCAATGAAGATTATCATCGCTGAGTGCAGGTTTACTGAAGAGTATGATGCAGTTTGCCCAAATCTAGTCGAAAAATTCACATTAGGTGCGGGAGAAAAGCAGATAACTGTCCCTAAAGTGGGACAAATGACTGCTTCTGACCTTGTGGATGGTGTAGACCTGGTTGACAGTGAAGAGATTGGGATGACCACAGTAGATTTAACTAGCGCTGAAGTTGGTATGAAGGTTATTTTAACTGATAAACTTCTTCGCCAAGAGCAGCCTAATTTACTAAGGGTTATCGGTAGGCAGATGGGTGACGCTATGGCGAGAAAGAAGGACGAAGATGTAATTGCTTTGTTCCCTGCGCTGAATGGTGGAACTACTCTTGGCACTGCTGGTGCAAGCCTAACTATGGCTAACATAGCAGGCTGCATAGCGCACGCCAAGAATAACAAATACCCCAAGCCTATTTCTATAGTTGCGCATCCTTATTCAGTATTTGCGTTAACCGAACAAATGATAATCACTGCAGCTACTTATCCAATGCCTCATGGTCTTGCTGAAGACCTGGTAAAGGATTTTTGGGCAATTACGATTGACGGTATTCCTGTCTTTAATGATGGAAATATTGTTCCTGATGGTTTGGATGATGCAATAGGCGCAATCTTTTCTAAGTCTGCGATGTGCATAGTTCAGTCTATGGCGCCAAAGACCGAAAAGGAAAGGGATGTATCGCTGCGGGCCACTGAAATAGTTATGGTTTCTGACTATGGCTGTTTTGAGTTGGATGACAGTTATGGTGCTCCCATGACCTATGATGCTGCTGCACCTGCAACTGATGCATAAAATATGGAACGAAAGATGGGAACTGAGGGATATAACGTAGAGCTCTTTGACGAGTCGTTACGGAGCTACTACGTTCTTCCCGATGGACGAAAGTTGAAGTTACCAAGTGATAGTTATTCACAGAAGATTTATAAGAAAAGAGGATTCAAAATAATAAAAGGAGGTTAAATAGAATGGCATTTCCAAGAGATGCATGGAGAGAAGTTGACGTAGAAGGAAATACTACAGCGACGGCGGTAGGCTCTATAGTGGTTCCT